GGCAGCCTTTGCAGAAGGAACCACTGTTATCCGTGATGCCCAGGAGCTTCGTGTCAAAGAATCCGACCGTATCCAGGTTATGACAGAAAACCTCCAGGAAATGGGGGCAGATATCCAAGCAACGGAAGACGGCATGATCATCCACGGTGGAAAGCCTCTCCACGGTGCAGAGATCGATTCTCATCTGGATCACCGTATAGCCATGTCTTTCGCAGTGGCAGGACTTCTCTCGGAGGGAACTCTTTCCATCAAAAACGGAGAATGTGTCAATATCTCCTATCCGAAATTCTATTCCGATCTTTACAGTCTGGCAGAATAATTATCAGATATCCCGACAGAAAGCATTTTTATGCATAATTCATTGCATCTGTTCTATCAGATAGCAGTGCATGAAAATGCTCTCTGTTTTTTGTATTTTTTTATATTTCGTATATTTTTTATTTATTAGTGGTATCATAATTCCAAAATAAAATCATTTTTTTGATAAACTTTATCTATTTTCCCACTTTCCAAATTCCTACTATTATGGTAATATTTATCCGGAAAATAAAATATTTTCAGAGAGGAGCAACGATTATGAAAATTTTGTTTTATGACACTAAGAGCTACGATAGAGAATTTTTTGAGAAGCTGCTTCCGTCCTATCCAGGTATTGAGATTAAATTCATTGAAGCAAATATCCATGAAGAAACCGCAGCTCTTGCCCACGGCTACGACGCTATCTGTGCATTTGTAAATGCAGATCTTGGCGCACCGGTCATCGAAGAACTTCACCGACAAGGTGTAAAACTGATCCTAATGCGCTGTGCAGGATACAACAACGTTGATCTGGAAACTGCTGCCAGATGCGAAATCCAGGTGGCACGTGTTCCAGGTTATTCTCCGGAAGCAGTTGCCGAACACGCCATGGCACTTGCCCTTACCGCCAACCGCCACACCCATAAAGCATATATCAAATGCCGTGAAAACAACTTTGCACTGAACGGTCTCATGGGCGTAAACTTTTATCAGAAAACTGCCGGTATCATCGGTACCGGAAAAATCGGCCAGGCAATGGCAAAAATCTGCCGTGGCTTCGGTATGAAAGTAATCGCTTATGATCTTTTCCCAAATAAAAATCTTGACTTTCTGGAATATGTTTCGCTGAACGAACTTCTTGCCACCAGTGATCTGATCAGCCTCCACTGTCCGATGACTCCGGAAACTGAACATCTGATCAACTCCGAGACCATCGCAAAAATGAAAGATGGAGTGATCCTTGTAAACACCTCCAGAGGTGGACTGATCAAAACTGACGACCTGATCGCAGGTATCCGTGACCATAAATTCTTTGCCGTTGGTCTGGATGTTTACGAAGAAGAATCTGCTTATGTATATGAAGATATGTCCAGCAGCATTCTTCCTACTTCCACGATCCAGCGTCTTCTGTCCTTCCCGAATGTTACCATGACTTCCCATCAGGGATTTTTCACGGTAGAAGCACTGACCAATATTGCCGAGACAACTCTGGAAAACGCAAAAGCCTTTATGGATGGAGCTGAAATGAAAAATCTGGTTCACTGATATAGTTCCATTTTCACAAAAAAATCCGAGTACAGAATTAAGCAAAGCGAATATCCGCAAGCAATTCTGTACCCGGATTTTTATTTTTTAATAGATTTCTTCAAAAGATTTTCCGTCATCTTCTGTATAATACACACGTTTTCCATCCTGTGTAAATATTATCTTCTGTTTTTCTTCAGAATCCAGGCTGCACTGCTGATAGGTAATTCCATCTTCTACCGGAAGCATTTTATCTGCATTATCGTAACTTTTTGCAGAAAGGTTTGACGGCGCATGCCCATACTCATAAATATACTGGGCAACTTCATCTTTATCTGTGTATGTCCCTTTTTCATCCAGCTTACTCTGCGTTTCTTCGTTACTGTCTGTACTTTCCGCATCTGCTTTCTCTGTGGAATCTTCCTGCTGCTGTGACTGCTCCAGTTCCGCATCATCTTCCACTATCATTTCATCGTCACTGTTTTCGTCCATGTCCTCCAGTTCATCATCTGTTAATGGTTCCAGATCATCCTGAAATGCTGATTCGTCATATTTGGCTTTCTCCTTGCATCCTCCCAGCATCAAAACAGCAGCACCTGTCATTACCAAAAGAAAAATTCTGAATTTCTTCATGAATCAAGCTCCTTTCACTGTATACTGTTCTCTTAAAAGTGCAATCTCTCTTTTCCATCCCTCATCATCATTAGGCGTCTCCAAAATAAAGGGGATTCCTTTCAGTGCCGGATGGCACACCACATTAACCAGCGCATCCAGACCAATTTCTCCCTCGCCAATTTTTGCATGACGGTCTTTATGGCTTCCCAGGCCATTCATGCTGTCATTAAGATGAACGGCTTTTAATCTGGAAAGGCCGATCACCTGGTCAAATTCCGTCAGTACTCCATCCAGATCATGGACAATGTCATACCCGCCGTCCCAGACATGACATGTATCCAGGCAGACTCCCAGTTTGTGATTTTTTTCCACACGGTCAATGATCTCTCTTAGTTCCTGAAACGTTGCGCCCACCTCAGAGCCCTTGCCGGACATGGTTTCCAGAAGAACTGTGGTACTTTGTTGTTCGTTAAGAACATCGTTGAGAATTTCCGCAATTTTTGCAATTCCAGTTTCTGTTCCCTGTCCTACATGGCTACCCGGATGAAAGTTATAATAATTCCCCGGAGTATATTCCATGCGTTTCAGATCATCCGCCATAATCTCCCGGGCAAAATCTCTCAGATTTTCTTTCGCCGCACAGGCATTCATTGTATATGGTGCATGAGCTACAAGCTTACCGAAATGATTCTCTCCTGCAAGTTCCAGAAATTTCTGCACATCTGCCGGATCAATCTCTTTCGCCTTACCGCCTCTTGGATTTCTGGTAAAAAATGCAAATGTATTTCCTCCGTTTTTTACTATCTGACGTCCCATGGCTGCATAGCCTTTGGATGAACTTGTATGATTTCCGATATATAATACCATTTTTTTCTGATCTCCCTGTATTTTTTATTTACGGTAACTTAAAGCCACGATTGTGGAGTTTTGTATATTATAGCAAAAACTCTTTTTTCTGCAAAGTCCGGTATTCATTCTTTACATTGCTTCCAATTCTTCCTATAATAAATGTATCTTTACATATGAAGGAGAAAAAGTATGGCAAATGATAATCGAAAGCCGCCCCACAAACATGATCCGGAACTGGCACGAAAAGAAGCACTTAAGGCCAGACAGACACGCACACATCATTCCAGTCAGAAAGAAAGCGGCCATCGCCAAAACACTTCACGGGAAAACAACCGCCCGTCCACGCACAGTTCTGCCGCATCACGCAGAAAAACCATCAAGAAAAATTCCAGATATCAGCAAGTACGTCGTCAGAAAATGATGCTTGCAGGAGGTGGACTTCTGCTCTTACTTCTTGTAATTATTTTTTCTGCCCGCGCATGTATTTCTTCCAGAAAAGCAGCTGAAGCTGCTGCCCTCCAAAAAGCGCAGGAAGAAGCAGCGGCAAAAAAAGCCGAAGAAGCAGCGAAAGCAGCCCAGAAGGATCCTGTTTCACTGACCATCAGTGTTGTGGGTGACTGCACCCTTGGTACAGACGAAACCTTCGACTATGACACAAGTCTGAACGCCTACTACGACAGCAACGGAAAAGATTACTTTTTCCAGAATGTAAAAAGTATTTTTTCAGCTGATGATCTGACCATCGCCAATTTTGAGGGAACACTTACGGATTCGGATACCCGTGAAGATAAAACATTTGCATTTAAAGCACCTGCCGAATATGCCCAGATCCTCACCAGTGGTTCCATAGAAGCTGTAAATACTGCCAACAATCACAGCCATGATTACGGAGACCAGAGTTACACGGACACCCTGACTGCTCTGGATAATGAAGGGATCACCCATTTCGGATATGATGATACTGCAGTTATGGACATCAAAGGAGTTAAAGTCGGACTTGTTGGCATTTATGAACTGAATGACCATCTTGGCCGTGAACAACAGCTGAAAGATAATATCGCAAAAGTCAAAGCAGACGGAGCAGAACTTGTTATTGTAATCTTCCATTGGGGTAATGAGACTGAAACCGTTCCGGATACCAATCAGATGACTCTGGGCCGTCTGGCTATCGATGAGGGTGCTGATCTTGTATGCGGACATCATCCACATGTACTTCAGGGAATTGAAACTTACAAGGGCAAAAATATCGTTTACAGCCTCGGAAACTTCTGCTTTGGCGGAAACAGTTCACCAAGCGATATGGACACCATGATCTTCCAGCAGACCTTTACTATCACTTCCAACGGTGTACAGGCCGATAATGTAACAAACATCATTCCCTGCTCCATTTCTTCCGCAGACGGTTATAACAATTATCAACCAACTCCTGCTACCGGCGATGAAGCTACCAGAATCAAAGCCAAGATCGATGAACGCAGTGCAGCGATTCCATCCGCTGATTCTACAGCCAAATCATCCGGCGATACAGGCAGTTCTGATACTGTTTCTGCAGATGAGGCATCCGGAAACACTGACACTTCTGATGAATCTGATACAAGCTCGGATTTTTCCGATGAATCTGACAGTTCGGATTATGATGCTTCAGATGAAGAAGATTACAGTTCAGACGAAGAAGCAGATTTCTCAGATAACAGCGAAGAATAGGTAAAATAAAAACCCTGGCAGATACCGCATGATCCATGCGAAAATCTGTCAGGATTTTTTTATGAAAGATAATTGTGTTTTGTTATTCGATCATCATGGCATCCCGTATGATTACGGGTGTACCACCATTTCTAACATTTGTTAGATTTTTACTGGTTCTCAGAATGCTCATATGTATTCTCTCCAGTCATCATTACGGTTCCTTTTGATTCTTCGATGCACTCCTCATTATCAAGTGTACCGTAGGTTGCTACTGCTGGTGTACTTCCCTGGAACTGCAATCCGGATCCGTTACCAAAGTCGATCGTTACCCAGTTGTAACCGCTATCCTGGACTTTCTGATCGCAAAATTCATCGTACTGTTCCATCGTGACTTTTTTCATTGTCTCCAATGGAACTGTGATATAGGCGTATTCGCCCAACTTCTCTGTCTTAGTTCCGTTCATTACATCGCATACGATTACCTCTGCATCCAGAAGTGGGTTTCCGGTCTCGCTTTCTTCTGATTCTAAAACGTTTTCTCGGCTTTCGGTATCATTTTTATCCGTTTCGGTCACGTTTTTATCCTTTTTGCTATCATTTTTATCAGAATCGTTTATGCTTTCCTGCTTCTGAGCATCCTTCATACCGTCTTTCACTCCATCTGAAAAACCGCATCCGGTCATTCCTACAACCAGCATACATGATAACATTGCTGCTAAGATTCTTTTACTCATTTTCTTTCCTTTCCGGTGCATCCTGACTGAAATTATACCACCTTGATCTCTGGGTTGTCTACCACATTTCCCAACAAAAGTGCGTATTCCTTTGTCGGACCGAGCGGCATTGCATCGTCTGTGGTGTTCGACACCATATAAAAGCCGACAGTTTCCATGTATTCCTGATCGTTCGGGCAATATGCGGCGTATTTGCCGTAGCAGATCTCCATTCGGACTGTTCTATGCTCCGGATTGTAGATCACATCACCCTCAAACAGCTTTTCCCCGGTCATATCTTCCACACAAGCGAATCTCTGGATCGTTTCTGGGATCACTTCCATCGCCCTGAGAATCAGATATCCGTTTTCCTCCGAATAACCATCCTGCATCAGCATGAATGATTTGCCATTTTCCACGCACACTACATTTCCAATGTGCCACGTTCCAGACATATCTCCCATAAGTTTTGCCCGGCAGATTCCGGAAGATCCATTGTAATTGTATTCATGCAGAACTTTATTCTCCAGCAATGCCTCTCCCAGCTTTTCTTTTGCCTCTCTGAGGTTTTTCTGTAGTGCTCCTATCGTATTGTATTCATTCCACTCCAGGCCTACCAAAAGATCCGTAGGAACGTCCAATGCTTTTGCTATTTTGACAAGTGCTTCTATATTGGGGATCCTTTTTCCATTGCAGTACCTGGAAATTGTTGTTTCCGTGATCCCGGTCTTTTTTGCAAGATCAGCTTGCAGCACTCCACGGCTTTCCATGATGTCTTTTAATCGTTTACTGAAGCTCTGCATCCTATACCTCCTCGAATCTGTACTCCTGATCTGCATCCGGGTATTTCTTCCGATCTACCTTACCGACAAACATTCCATAAGGTCTACTCCAGATAGCTCCGTCCTCGCATTTATAGACCACGTAGTATTGTCCTGGAGATTCCGTGTCCTGGCTGATCGCTATCACTTCAACGATTTTCCCTTTGAAATGTCTGTAGGTTTTTCCGACCTCCACACTTCGATCTTCTCTTACTGGGTATTTGTCGTGGAAATACTTCTCGCACTCCGCCAGATCGCAATTTTCATAGTTCAACGGATTTTCATCTGTCCAGTCCAGTATATCAGCCTCTTTGACGTGTACATGCTGTCCGAACGTGTCATTCAAATGCCTCAATTCCTCCCGTATCCAGGCTGCTTCATTTTCTCCATTCGGATCCACCAGGTAACCACTTATCTTAAAAATTTTTCCGTCCATAATTTCCTACCTTTCTTGCAAATTCTCTTGATTGCACTTTCTTCTTTTGCTCTTCCTGAGTGTTTTACCTTCCATTCTCTCAGGTATTCTAACTGTTCTTGATCCTCTTTTTCTCTTTCATTCATCGTCTACCTCCTCTTCCTCCTCTGGTGGCTCAATAAGTGGCATCCAGTAAAGAACTTTTTCATAGCCCAGTTCTTCCATCGTATCAAACTCAGAATCTACAAAGCCAAGCGTTACCGGATCATATATATCTTTCCAAAAGCCAAATCCGTACTCCTCTTCGTACTGGCACATCATCGGCGGATCTTCCAAGTGGTTTTCCACCAAACACATAAAGAACCTTCTGTCTATATCTTCCGGCACCTTATCTTCTACAGATATCCACAATGGGACTGTCGGCTGCTCTTCAATCTCCATGAGAACAGAGACTGCTATATCGTCTATGTTTACCATTCGGTCTGCGTTTGGATCAGCGTTCAGCCATTTTGTCACATTTTTAGTCAACACATCTGCATCAATCAGCCTCATTTTGCTTTTCCTCCTCTCTTTTGTACGGCTTAGGTAATGGCATCCAGGCATTAACGAACACGCCCACAGAAGCATATGTTGCTTCGCAATCACTTGGATAAAAAGCCCCGTTTCCTTGTTTGTCCACTTCATATGTTGCAATGTCCGGAAGTGTTACTCCCTCATTTTCAAACGATACAAGCACGTATTCTCCCGGATTCGGCAGCTCTTCATTGATTTCTCTCCATCCTTTATACTGTTCTATGATATTTTGTAGGTGGTCGAACTCTTCTTTTGTCCTGCACACAATTTCTGCATACGGCTTGTATTCTTCAAACTGGCCGTTTTCATTTTGAATCAATGTAATTCCCTCTTCCACTTCTTAGCCCCTCCTCACATTCTTCATTTTCAGGATATAATACTCTTCCCCAGGAACAGCTCCCCACTCCGGTTTTCCTTCCCCGACTGTCAATTTGCAATCTGTCAGGAAACACGGAGCATCCGTTGTATAGCCATTCCGAAACCTCACGGTTCCGATATCCTGATCCACTGTTGCAGCCAGGTTCCGGAACTCGGAAACGCTTGCCTGATATTCCTGATTTTTCAGCATAGCGGCATTTCTGAATCTGGAATCATAGTACCGTTTCAATTCTCGGTACTCCTCTGTCTTTTCTCCGCTCAGGATCATATCAAACCACTTTTTTTCGATCGTCAATGTCAGCAACTTTCCCACCTCCCTTCGTTTGTGCTCTATTTGGTGCGTACATTCAGATCATTACCAGGGTACAGATCCAGCACATCGCATACTGCCAGCGGCTGATTTCCCCGTCTACCAGGATCTGTATTCCCACAATGAACCAGGGAACACAGTTAAAATGCTTAAATATCATGCGCTTGATTCTTCTCATATCCTTTACCTCACATTTAACTGATTGCTAACTGCTCTTTATACAGTTTCTGGAATACATCACGCTCCGCTTCCGCTCGGATCAAATCTTTTTCCAGCTCTTTGATCCTCTCTTTGTCAAAAAGGCGTTCCGGTATCTGGATCGGAACTGGTTTCGCTGTTTCCAGGATCTGCATCGCTTTTTCTTCAATCGGATCCGGATCCGGCTCTTTGAACGCCTCCGCCCACTCTCTCACGTAGTCGGACATCTTCATATTTCCACCAAGTCCGATACTGACAGCAAGTGCCTTGTCAATCTGTTTCATTTCATCCATCGTGGCTTTTGCAAGATATTTTCCGATCCGCTTTTTATATACCGTCTCGATCTGCTCACATAACGCTATTGAAGGGATCGGACTGCTCTTGATCCTAACGTGTGTCGGCATCAGTTTTTTCTCCCTGGATGTCAGGTACACTACTTCCACGATCGGAGCGTGTTTGTTTCCAACGTCATTACTTACTATGATTCCAGGTCTCGCCCCCCCCCTGTTCGCTTCCGGAGCTTTCGCCCTCATTGATAAAAAAGATCTCTCCTCTGTGATACTCATTTTCTGTGTGCATACTATTGTCCTCCTATAAAATCCCATATTGTCAGCTGTCCTTCCCGGAGCTTCGGTTCCAAAATTGACGATCCTAGGATTTCGTCCAGCTTTTTCCGACTTTCTCTCAAATATTTGACGTAATATTCCGGATCCTGGCATCTTCGCATTACCACCAGATCGTCCCTCCGGATCGCATCTTCCATTCCCAGGACATAGCGTACTGGGTTCATGCACTGACTGGTTTCTTTGTCAAGGTCTCCGCTGAGTTTACTTCTTAGGTACTGGAAGTCCTGATTTTCTTTCAGAACCTCCAGAGCAGCTGTTGACCTGCTCCGGATCCCGTCCGGATCTGCCATATAATGGACACTTACCTCAGCTGGGATTTCCAGGAAATACTCCTCCGGATAATTTTCCGGATCCAGCTCTGTCTCCACTTGCTTCCGGAAGCACATGACGTGGCTCCTGCATAAATTCATGTTTACCCCATCCGACCAGAAGGGATCGGATCCACCGTGTACTCTCAGATCTTCATACCTCTTCTTGCTGTCCCGGATCTCTTTTCCTAACTGTTTACTCCGTTTCTTCTGATCCGGCGTTTTCATCAAATTTTTCATTGATTGCCTCCATGATCTTACCGATCCGAACCTCTCCGATCCCTTTTACGGATCTGATTACCGCTTCAATATCTTTCACATCCAGGGCATTTACAGATGCTTTTCCGTCATCCCATCCGCTTTTATAAATATCAGTGCAGAAATTCTCAAACTGCTGATGATCGTACTTTTTTACAGCCTTGTAAACTGCTCTATTTACCAGGTATCTCTTATTCTGAATTTTCTTTGCCATAATCACACTGCCTCCACGTATGTAACTGTATTTGTCTTGAACCCATTCTCTTTGCAAAAGTCCCGGAAGAGATCCGACAGCTCTTTGAGCGTTTTCACTCTCTCGAACTGCGTTTCATCTTCCATTCCATCGCTATTGATGAAGCCTATGTTGTACTTCTGGTGGTATCTGGAATAGTTTCCCTTTGCCGCTCCTCTTACCGTCATGATGCCTGCACCTCAGCTCCCAGATCTTCGATAACTCTTCTCAGGGCACACTTTCCATTGGATGTGAGCTGTCTCTGCCATGCTCCCTGAGATGGAGCCCATAGGAAACCGTTTGCTTTCAGAGTGCTTCTGATTGCCTCATCTGGCTTTCCATCGAACACGATCTGTATTCGCATCAGTTCTGTATTCTCAATTACCTTGAAATCGCCATAATCCGCCTCAGAGGTGCCTTTCTCTTTTGCCTTTTTCAGTTCATCAACTCTCTGCTGGCATCTCTTGATATTTGCCAGATTGTTTTGCAAAGCCCAGCTCGGATATGGAGATCTGTCATACCCGAACTGATTCATTGATCCTTGGAGCTTCTGGAGCTGTTTTTCTGTCAGGAGATCGCATCCCTCCAGTGTATGGTGCTTACGGTAATACTTGTTGATCTCCTTCATGTTTTCCTGAACTTCTCTCAAACTGTCAATTTTCTCCTCCAGGGCTTCAATAGCGTTTTCGTCATCACTCTTGATAACCTCTTTTGAGTACAGAAGGTTATTCAGCTTTCCTCGGATCGACTGGCAGTAATTGTAGAACTCATGGTTTTTATCCCAGGCTTTGACCTGTTTCTCTTTCTTCTTTACCGGAAAGTTTCCGGCTCCGGAGATCATCACAGATGGACACATGCAGCCGATTCTTGCCTCCTCATTGAAATATTTCCCCAGGTTCTTTGCATATCTGGTTGCCAGTCTCCAGGCTCTTTCCCGGTATTCTTCTCCTCTTCTGGCAACTACTTCTTCCGCCAGATCATATACTTCGTTGACGTCCTCCTGGTATTCTTTGGTTCTGGATCCCAGCTGATACTCATTAAAAGACATCATATTCTGGGCTGTTCTGGCAGCCTCTTCATTGATTACTACAAATTCTCTTTCGCTCATGACTTACTCCTCCTCAATCTCTTCTATTACTTCGCATCTTATTTCCGGTTTTGATTCATGGTTCAATCTGGAAAGGCTCCACCCCTCAGATACATTACTCATGGAAATGTAGCCATTCGGTGTGATGTAGATATGCGCTCCGTCCGTCTGGATCTCTCTTTCATCCCCGAACTTTTTCAAGATATCCGCTACGATCGCAAGATGCGGAAAGCACTCAGCGTACATCTGTTTAAAATCCTCTTTTTCTGCCTCCAGGCGTTCCATTTTTGACATTGTAATTTCCTGCATTTCTGCTTCCTCCTTATATTCCAGTGACACATGCCACCAATTATCTGTTAATTTGATATCTCTGATAATGGACTTCCGGATCTGTTCCATTGTTTTCATGCTTACGATCTCCCTGGAAGTAAATTCCAGTTTTTCACTCAAGTCTCCGGTCATCATTTCGTAATGGATCTCTCGCTCGTCATCCGGATCGGACTTACAGAAGTCCAGGAACTTCCTGCCGATCCATTTCTTTAGATCTTCCACTCTCACTCCTCCTCATAATCTTCATACTCGATCCCGGCGATCTCGCAGATGCTTTCATAGTCGGAACCATTTTCGTACATGTTCCGGATCGTCTGCCCGTGGATCGTGCCATCCCACATACGGATCATGTTTTCGATTGCCTCATTCAGTCTGTGATTGCTTCTATCTACCATCTTTTCCTCCGATCTATGAAGTCTCTTACTTCCTTCATTTCTTCACTGCTGAGATCTTCCAGGGTTGCTACTGTCATGCACTGAGTGTCGATCCTCGGAGAAACCTTCATCATCCGGAGGAATTTCACTCCATTTGATTTTGAGTAATGAGCTACTGCTACGATCTGCTCTTTGTGAACCAATGGTGTATTGGCGTTCTCAAGATCCTCGATAAAGTCATGAACTGTGAAATTGGCTGATAAGCAGCACCCATGGCTATTCAGGTGGTACTTTCCTTCTTCAACCATGAGTTCGCATCTGCTCGTCATTCCCTCCCACTTTGGATCTTTCCGATCCCAGGCTACTCTCACTTTGGATCCGATGATAAAACCATCGCACTCCTTATAAGGCTTGTTGTCCATATCCAGCCCGATCACTGGATATTTCCCAAAATTCATCGTGATACCGATTTCGTGTCTTTCTGTGATAATATTCATGCTTCTACCTCCTCAACTTTCTTGTAATCTTCCAAGATTCCCATAAGCGTTGCTTTCCCGATCCGGAACTTCTGTTTATGTCCACATCTGGTTCCCATATAATTGACGACCGTTCTTTCCGGAAACTCATGCTTTATGTACTGGATCATGTAGTAATGACCGTCTCCATGGTGAACCACATCTATAAATTTGTGCTCATTCCGGATATTCCGGAAGGTTGCTCTTTCTGTTCTGTTTGCTCTGGATCTCTTAATCATGTCCGCTTCCTCCTATTCCTCAACTTTCTTGATATAGATGTATCTCTCGCCGTTTTCATCCTCGTAGATGCCGTTGTACATGTTCCAAACTTTATCAGCTCCAACTTCTGTGTAGTGCTGTCCCCCGAACATTACGTTGTCGTTTTCGTCAACGATGATGTAATTTTCTTTGCTGACTGCCTCTTTTCTCAGTCTGTCGATCGTCAGGATCAGGCTCTGTTTTGAGGTTCCGTATAACTTCTTTCTGTCAGCCCCCAGTTCTACAGCCAGGTCTCTAAGTTCATTTGTGTTCATTTTTGATAAGCTCTTTCTCATATCTTTTTATCTCCATTTCCGTTCGTGTCGTTCATTTGTTTTCTGTTGATGCTTGAAGTATAGCGTACTATAGTGCGTTGTGTCAATACGAATATTGCAAAAAGTTACAAAAAAATAAGAGGCATGCTTCCACGCCTCTATTTCCAAGTATTTTTACTTCTTTATGAACTCGATTTTATAACCCATTGCATCCAGGATATCCTCCAGCTTTCCGTACAATGGTGCGTTCTTTTCAATCGTTCTATATAGATCGTCTACGTTGAAATCTAAATCCTTGCCATCTTTCCTGGAGATAACCGTTTCTCTACCAAGTGCTCCCATGATCGTTTTTATCGAATTGAAATTTGAATTATTTCTTTTCAGGATATCGAAAACTCTCTGGCGGCTCCATCTTACTCTACTCGCCAGTTCGCATTGTGTTATTCCTTCTTCTCTCATTATCTGTTTCACATATTCCGTCATATCCACGATAGCCGCCTCCTTCCGTTTGCTATAGCATACCCCAGGAAGGATCAGCTTGTCAAGGCGTATATTACATTTCGGAGCAAATATCCAATCGTGCGTCATAATCGCACCCGGATCCAGACTTGTCGCACATGTGGCATAACATCACTCTAGCTCCGCAGCGTGGGCAATAGGAAACCAATCCCCACTCCGGATCCCAGGAAAACATGTTGTGCGTCTCACAGTACGGGCAAAACCCAGTTGTCAGAGAACCTTTGATGTCCTCCAACTCCTGGGCTGTCCTTCTCATGTTATTCTTTATGTTCCGGTTCTCTGTCTCTCGCCTCCTGATGCGTTCATTCTGCCTTTTCAGCTTTTCTGATCGCTTTCGCAATCTTTTCTTCAAGATTATATTTTCTGCTTTCTGAATCATGCCTCAGTGCCTCCTTCCAGGTCATCATCAAATACATACTTCGCCCCCGGAAGTGTAAACGCTCTCGGAGAAAACTCCGGGCCAGAAATAATCAGCCCCATTTCACGCATTTCCTGCATGTAATGACACGTTGAGCTGGTGGACTTTAATCCGATCCCGTCCCCGATCTCACGGACACTCGGTGGAAATTCCTTCTCGCTCATGTATCGCTTACAAAAGTTCAGAATATCTTTGTGACGTCTTTTTATTACCTTTTTCTCTACCATATGTTGTACCTCCAATCCGGATCCACTTTGTAAAATATTGCTATAAATGCTGGATCGTATTCTGCCGACATCGGATATTCGCCACGGATCCGGAATACTATTTCCTCGATGTCCGGCTCGTTCAGATCTTCCAGCTTGCAACCATATTCTTTTTCCAGATTATCTAGCTCGTCATCCAGGCTCAGGATCTGCCGCTCTGGTTCCGGTTTCCAGTCCTTTGGAACTCTCTCGTACTCCTCACGTCTCCGCTCCCAGTATTCATCCTCATTCGGTATGCTCCACATTTTTACTCCTTCCAAACTTCATTAGCTTCTTTCTTGCAATCTCGCTCCGTGTAATAATCATACAAGAACTCTTTCTGTGCTTTTGTCATATCTCTAACCAGGCTTCCGGTCGCAAATGCGATCCCCTGCGATGGATTGTGAAGCAGTACCCAACCCCGATCTGTAAGCCAGCCTCCAGCGTCAAATATATCTTCGCTCTGATCCGGGTAATTCTCTTCCACGTATTTATTCGCCCAGTCTTGGTGCTCTCCCCACTCAACTTCATGGAAATTTCCATTTGGCTCCAACCACCCGAAATCTCCGGTTGTATGCTCTTTTTCATCCATCATACGGGTTATGAAACAGTCAAGTCTCGCCTGCTCTCTATCTTCGTTCGTTTCCTCTCCTAGCTCTTTTCTTACTGCTCTTTGTTCGCCTTCCGAAAGATGTTCCATCGCCACATTGAACCTTTCTGTCATTCTATCCAGATCACTTTTCAAGGCTTTTTTCGACTGAGGTATCTTCCAGACATTCATACCACTTGGTAGTTCTTCCTCTTCTCCTGGCTCATATGTTTCCAGGTGGTACGTTCCGTCAGCAGTATTTCCTTTCAGTGCTGCTCTTCCCATCAGGATATCTTCTGCATACCTCCAGATCTGAGCTTTCGGTGTGTCTGTTCCGGTCATACTGTCCATCAGGATCTCCATGATTTTCTCAATGCTCTTTTCTCCAGAGTAAAACCACTCCCTAGCAATCTGAGTAATAAACTCTCCCGTGATTCCAAACGAAAGTGTTCTTTTTTCTCCAGCCATCTCCGTACCTCCTACTCCTGGTTGCAATAATCAATAAATGCTGTGATTGTCTCGTCCGCCTCGCAACGTGTATAAAGTCTCTTTTTGCGGTTTTTCTTTCTCCATAGCGGTAACCCGTGCATTTTCCGCTGGTTATTTGTCAGCAACATCGGTTTCATGTTTCCCATACTCTCTCCATCTCCGGAGGTCTGCCGCCTCCGGTCGGCACTATGTAATCAATCCAGAAGCAACTCCTGGCTGATCGTGTACTGTTCCTGGAGCTTTTCAAAAGCTCTTTCGGTTACTGTGTATTCAAACCATCCAGCCATGTACTGATAGTTCGGTCTGAGGTTCTTTGCCTCTTTCACACCATCTTTTTTGATCCCTCTGCCTTTCAGCTCCAGCGGAGTGTTGATGTGATAATGTCTGCCGTAATAGCTCCGCTCCGCTTCGATCTGACACTTTGGCTTCTGTTCTCCCATTTCTGGAGTGTAGCAGTACAACCCCGGTTTTTCCGGAATCACTACTGGCTTTTCTTCCGGTCTTGCATTTTCCAGGCGTCTTGTCCTGATCTGCTCCTGGAGCGTTTCAATCTCTCCAGGTTTGAAATTGCCCTCCTCATGGCAAACTGCCATGATCTCTGCATACTCTTCTACTACCTGGTTGTCAGATGCCAGATTGATAAGCTGTGTCAGGTTCAAAAAGATGTTACTGTGTGTCTGTGGAAACTGAATAATTGTTGTTGCCATAATGTCTCTACCTCCCTATGCGAAAATGAATTTTCTGAGTTCTTCGTCTCTGCAATCACTGTCCATCCATGCGTCAAACTGTTCTGGGAATCTCTTCTCCAGTTCGTCCATGAACCATCCCCTAACGGTCGGGATGTTTGGATCAGCTATGTCTGATGTTGACTCCCACTGATCCAGAAGCTGTGATGTTGTAAGTCCTACGATTAAATTTTTCGCTCTCTTTTCAAGTGCTGTCATGGTTCATGCCTCCTTAAAACTTTGTTCCTCTGAAATTCATTTCTGTGTCAAAGAAATATTTCACTCCGTTGTTTCCCCAGAGAATATATGTGCCATCTGCGTAATCTGTTCTCTCTTTGTATCTGTTCACTGCATCGTCGAAAGTAAATTCAGCTTCTTTGCAGATATCTTCGTGAAGTTCAATTACCAGATGTGCAAATGAATAAGTGTTTCCGGATTCTAATAAATTTTTCTCAAAGTTTTTCAGTGCTCTCATTCTCTATATCCTCTTTTCCGTTCGTGTGTTTGTTTTTCTTGATGCTTGAAGTATAGCGTACTATAGTGCGTTGTGTCAATACGAATATTGCAATTTGTAAAAAATATTTTTCAAGTGGATTTTGTGATGCTCACTGTAGCGTCACGAAAGAGAAAAGAAAGAAGCAAAGAAAAGAGAAAATAT